ACAACGCCTATTGTAAGCACCTTATCAAGCTCCAACACCTTGCCCTGTACATACAAGACATACGGCGGACTTGATATATTCTTTAATATTTGCGGATAGCTTTCACTGTCGTAAACCAATATTTTCTGATTTAATTTTGCGGTTTGTTCAAGTATTTTTTCTGCTTTGGATAAATCCTTGTCTGCAAGACTTGATTTTATTTTGTCACTCAAACCGTATATATTATTGAAGTTTTTTGAAAAATATATTTCTTCAACAGTTTTAAAATACTCTAAAAGTACTTTAATTTTTGATGGCGTAACACCGTATTTAGTTGTAAGCCATAACCAATAAAGTATATGTTCCATCAATCCACCACCTAAAATACATCTGTTACATTACTACAAATCTCAAAAATTGTCAAGACCTTTGGCGAACAAGTTCGTACATTAATATCGCCGCCGCAACTCCCGCATTTAGCGATTCGGCTTTCCCCAAAATCGGAATTTTAACGCATTGACACATTTTCTGAACATCTTCCGATATTCCGTTTGCCTCATTTCCTACTATTATAATAGTAGGTTTTTTCATATCCGCACTGCGGTAATCTATTGTATTGTCACCAAGTGCACCGCCGATAAGCTGAAAACCGCTGTTTTTGTATTCGCTGAGTTTTTCATATGACACACCTGTCACAACTCTCATATTGAAAAATGAACCCATACTTGAACGCACCGTTTTCGGACTGTACAAATCAACGCACCCATCCGACAACAACACTCCGTCAAATCCTGCCGCATCAGCCGTTCTGATTATCGTTCCGAGATTACCCGGGTCATTTATACAGTCGCAATATATATACGATTTTTCTGTGTTGGGT